CAAATGCGAACCGAACGCCCCGTAGTTTTATCGCTGACTACGTGCAGCACTTTGCGTGTTTCCACTGTCGTCTCCTAAAGAGAGGCGCAGCCCTATTGCTGCGCCTCGTGTCAATCAATCCTTACCCCAAAGAACCCACAGCGCCGCTTTCTTTTCAACGTGTGTTCTATCGGTAAACTGTATCTCGCAGGATTTTTCCATCCTGCCATCAAAGTGCAGAGTGAGGTAGAACCGATTGGTCAGTACCTTACCCATGTCGACAAACTCCCAAACTCGTGCGGCGCGCCCGTCCTGCACAATAAGAGGCTGGCGCATACGAGCGATAACGTATTCCTTCAGCAATTCTTCGAACTCTTCGATATCCACACCGCAGCAGTAGGTGTACACACCGCGTGCTCGTGTACGCAATTCATCCTTGCTCATGTTGGTGTAGTACGCATCAGCCTTGGCATCTTTCATTAGGTACAGCATTGTCGTCTCCTGTGTGTTAATCAATGTTGTGTATCCCTTATACCCTGTCTACATCATATCTCCAAGAATCCGCTGCCGCATTACCGGGAAACCCCGACCCCACCCACCCGGCACCCCCCAAATTCCGCTTACCTCCCCGGCGCATACACCACACACTTGACTTCACACAAACGGTACCCCCCTTTTCTATTTAGGGACTCCTATATCACCGGTACTTGTTCCTCCTGATGCATATTTAGTGTTTTAAAGTTATCTTTATTAGCTTCTTTGGGTTCCTATATCACCGGTACTTGTTCCTCCTGATATACCCGTACATACCCAAAAAATGTCTGGGCTAGCTGGTCCGAGTCTTTTTGTCTTTGGTACTTGTTTTATACGATATATATTTATCGCATTAGCTGGCTTTTGCGATTTTTGTCCGGTGGCACCCCCACCCCCTAGGGGTACCCCCCTTGTTTGCTTGGTACCATCCAATCTGCTATAGATATACGTATGGATAGCGCTTTATTCCCCGATATTGAGGACAACATCCCCTTGCCTGCCAACGCTACAGAAGCGTTGCCAGAACTCTCTCCTATTCAGGAGTTGGAGATGCGAGCGCGCACAATTAAGCTCATTTCAGACATAACAGGTGTAGCTATCTCTCCTGACGTTGAACAGGCAGAGGCTGCAAAAGACCTTGCTAGGGAAATGATGACTGACCCCAAGAAGCGGATTGAATACGCTAAGTACCCATCTGAGACGATGGCGTATCTGGCTGGGTTGATTGCCCAAACCAACGTTTCGCTGGTTGATGAGCTATCTGACCTTAAGATGTACGTGGTGAACAAGCTCATTTATGAGGTTGAGAACGCCCCAGACAGCAAGTCACGCATCACTGCCATCTCAAAACTGGGTGAAGTTGACGGTGTAGACGCCTTTAAGAAGCGCACGGAGATGACTATTCAGGTCAAACCCATCGAAGAGGTGGAGAAGGAACTGCTCGCTACCCTGAACGTGTTGGAAACCAAGTTTACCGAGGTCAAACCTAGGGAAATTACTCAACATGCTGAGTAATATTACTCAACAGGATTTACAAAAGTTAAAATCTGCCCTGCCCACCATGCCGGACAAGGAAAAACGGCGTGTTGCAGAGCTTTTAAAGCAGTATCAGAGTGAAAAAACGAAGATTGCGGGCCGCGAAAACTTTTTAGACTTCATTCAGCACGTATATCCCGGGTATATCGTTGGTCCGCACCACCGCAAACTTGCTAAAATCTTTGAAGAAATCGCAGCGGGTAAGAAAAAGCGGGTAATAGTCAATATTGCCCCTCGTCATGGCAAGAGTGAGATGATTTCTTACCTTGCTCCAGCATGGTTTTTGGGTAAGTACCCACAGAAAAAAGTAATCATGGCTTCTCACACTGCCGACTTGGCGGTGCAGTTTGGTCGTAGAGTACGTAACCTCGTAGGAAGCGAGACTTACCATGACATTTTCCCCCAAGTCGAACTCCAAGCGGACAGCAAATCCGCGTCGCGTTGGGGAACAAATTTTAACGGCGAGTACTTTGCTATTGGCGTCGGCGGTGCTCTCGCTGGTCGTGGTGCTGACCTGTTCATTATTGACGACCCACACTCTGAACAAGAGGCTAAACAATTACGTCCAGAAGTGTTTGAACCAGCGTGGGAATGGTTCCAATCAGGACCCATCCAGCGATTGATGCCGGGCGGTGCAATCATCGTGGTAATGACCCGTTGGTCGAAGCTTGACCTGACGGGAAAGATTGTTGACCACATGACCAAGAATGATGATGCTGACCCTTGGGAAGTTGTTGAATTCCCTGCAATTTTGAACGATAAACCTCTTTGGCCCGAGTTCTGGACTATTGAGGATATGCTGTCCAAGAAGGCCAGCATGGACATCCGGTACTGGAATGCCCAGTACATGCAAGACCCGGTGTCCGAGGAAGGCGCTCTTATTAAGAGAGAGTGGTGGCAGATGTGGGAGAAGGACGAGCCTCCCAAGTGCGAGTACATAATCATGGCACTCGACGCCGCACAGGAGACTAATAACCGTGCTGACTACAACGCCTTGACTACGTGGGGTGTGTTTTTTAATGAAGAAACAAAAAACTACAACATCATCATCCTGAATTCTATTAAGAAGCGGCTGGAGTTCCCTGACCTCAAAGCAATGGTGCTGGAGGAATATAAGGAGTGGGAACCGGATAGCTTCATCGTTGAGAAGAAATCCAACGGCGCTGCGCTATATCAGGAGATGCGGCGGATGGGTGTGCCCCTGTCTGAGTTTACCCCCGGCAAGGGTCAGGATAAACTTTCACGAGTTAACTCGGTGACCGACCTGTTTTCGTCTGGTATTGTATGGGCACCTGACCGGAGATGGGCGCATGAGGTGGTCGAGGAATGCAATGACTTCCCAGCGGGCACGCACGACGACCTCGTGGACTCCACGACTCTCGCTCTTACGCGCTTCCGCAACGGAGGGTTCATTCGACTCCCATCGGACGAGCCAGAGCCAATTAAGTACTTCAGAAGCCGCCGACAAGAAGGATACTACTGATGAATCGCAGAAAGAATAAACGCTTTGGCGATGGTGGCTCAACCGATGAAGAGATGGGCCCTCCTAAGCCTGAAGAAGAGATGGGTCCTCCAACCCCCGGTCTGCGTGCAGGCCCGCGTCCTGAGAAGCCGTCTCAAGTGCTTCCGGCACCCCGTCCTGAGAAGCCCAAGGCTAAAAAGCCCAAGCTGTATGAGCCTTACAATGTTACAGAAGGTAAGGTACTTCCAGCACCGCCTCCCAAGAAGCCCAAGCCGCTACCGCCAACTATGCGTGTAGCAAAGGGTGGCATGATTAAGTCCCGTGGCAACGGTATTGCTATGCGGGGTAAGACGAAGGGACGGATGCGGTAATGCCAAGCACAAAAACGCCTCGGTATAAGTACAAGCCGCCCAAGGCAGAGATGCGGGCAATCGAAGAAAACCCTATTCTAAGTGGTATCTCATCGGGTCTTGGCTATTTACGGGACTCGTTCGACACGGGGAATATAAGCGATGCTATAGCAATGGGGCCAGTGCTTCGCTTACTACGTGGTGAGCCTATTCGTCAAACTCCTCCTACTACGCACAAAGGCATTGGTACTTTGATGATGGGTAGCGCCCCTGAAGAAGTGCATGAGTGGGCTAGCGGGTTCTCGCCATTTTCGGAAGAACCAAACCTTGGTAATCGCCTTGACCCCCGTATTAAACCGGGGCGGGAACAGGGGCTGATGGACGTTGCGCTGACAGGTGCCGACGTTGCTGGCCTCGGCCTCGCTGGCCTGCGCAAGGGGGTTCGCGCTGCATATCCAACTCTGAACCCAGAAGTAAACATGAGCCGCCGCGAGTTCATGGGTAACACTGGCAAAATCGCTGCTGGTGCAGCCGCCGCTTCTGCGCTCCCTCTAGCTTTGCGTGAAGCCGAACATGGTGCCCCTGTTGTAGAACACATAGCTCCTTCCGTTGCTCGTCACGCCGCTGCCGCTGTTACTCGTGCTACACCACATGAATTTTTTGTCGCTAAGAACAGTGCGGAACGTATAGCTAAAAGGCATTACGATTCGGCGCTTGCTGCGGCATATGACCGAGAGTTGGGTAAAGCTATAAAAGAAGGTCGTATTGATAGGAAACACTATCTTGAAACTCCTTATGAGAATAATCGTGAAGTGCTTAACGAAATACAAACAAAAGCAAGAAACGAAGCTTTAGATAAAGCTAATGAAGTAAGAAATAGGTTAACGAGTAAAATTAAAGAAGACCCTCAATACGCTGGGCATGAAACTATACGCGATGTTATTGACCGAGTTGATAGGGAAGAGCACGGGCTTAATGACGATTTTTATGGTAAAGCAGTTGAAGAATGGAAGAAAAAACACGGTATTCTGGACGATTCAGAAATTATAAAAAAACTTCGGGCTGGAGAAGAATATATTGACCCGCAATCAGGACACGAAGCTTTTTTAAATATGTACCGTGGCGTTGATACTGG